GAACCGCTTTGGTTTAGCCGGTGAGAATTAAGGGGTTTTTCTATGTCGATGATTACTTTGCCTGCACCTATCGCACCTTGGGCCAACGCTTCTAGCGCAGCAGTACAAGGGGCAGAACACATTGCAAGCGCAATGAAAGCCGCAAAATTGGATTGGAGCGTTTCCAAGATACCGCTTATATGCAGCGACAACCAGCAGGCGACTGGAAAGTTTGCCGTGCGCCGTTCAAGCGACGATCGAATCCTTGGCGTGGTTGGTCAGAGGTTTACCCCCCTGCAAAACTCAGAAGCCTTTGCCAGCTTCCAACCGTTCCTTGATGCAGGCGAAGCACGAATTGACACTTGCGGCGAGTTTGACGATGGCGAAATTGTTTGGATACTTGCAAAAATCAACCGTGACCCAATGACCATTGTTCGTGGCGATGAGGTTGAAAAGTTTGTGCTTTTATCCCACGGGCATAACGGTTCAATGGCAGTGCGTTTTGGGTTTACGCCTATCAGAATACTTTGCAAAAATACTTTGACGATGGCCCACACCCACCGTTCAAGTGAATTGATCCGAGTGCGCCACAGCCAGCAAGTCGTTTCTAATGTGACTGAAATCCAAAGCATTATGAATTTGGCTAACGCCACTTTTGAAGCCACGGCCGAACAGTATCGCTACCTTGCCTCAAGGGAAATCAACACCAAAGACCTTTACAAGTACGCCCGCAAAGTTCTTGGTTTTGTGTCAGATGGCGTGACGGTCAGCAAGAAGACTGGCAAGGAAAAAGGGGCCGACGCAATAGCCGGAATCATTAGCCGCTTTGAAGGCGGGTTAGGTAATGACTTGAAGGGCGTAAGGGGTACTTGGTGGGCTGCTTATAACGGCGTAACTGAATACCTCACCTATGCAGCAGGCAAGAGTGCAGAGGATCGCATGGCGAGTTTGTGGACAGGGGCAGCAGCCCGTACAAGCAACAAGGCTTTCGATCTTGCTATGACGATGGCGCAGTAATTAAACGGTTAAACTAACCAAGGCGGGGGCTTTTCAGTCCTCGCTTTTTTTTTGCCAATTTTACTTTTACTTTGCGTTTGATTAGACTACCCGCCCAAGGGAGTAAACAATGCAAATAAAAGATCGTATCAAAGAGCTACGCAGGGTAAAAGCTTCGGAATTACTGCCAAATCCAAAAAACTGGCGCACACACCCAGATAATCAAAAGAACGCATTAAAAGCGATTTTAGCAGAGGTTGGCTACGCCGATGCAGTCCTTGCATATGAAACCCCAAAAGGGTTAATGCTTGTCGATGGGCATTTAAGGGCGGAGACAACCCCCGACAATATGGTTCCGGTATTAGTGTTGGATATCAACGAAGCGGAAGCGGACAAGCTCCTTGCAACCATTGACCCCCTTGCAGGGCTTGCGCAACAAGACTCCGAGAAACTGGCAGAACTCTTTCAGAATTTAAAAGACATGGGCGATACTTTAGCTAATCAAGTTTGGCCCGATTATATTATTGACCCTTTACTAACTGCGGATTGGACACCACCAGAAGATGGAGGCCCATTATTAGACCGGGGGGGTGCAGGCAAAAAAATAGTGTTAGGTGAAGCAGGGGTTGAAATGTGGGAACAGGCATCAGCACACGCCCGTAAAGAAATGCAAAACAATAAAGCTAGCGACGAAGAAATTCTTATTTGGATTTGTCAACAATGGATGAATTAACTGTAAGACTGGCGGTAACTACTGCAATGACTAGCAGCACCGATTCTGCAAAGTTTAGGTGTCCGCACCTCAAGGAAAATAATGGGGTGACTGTTAGACTAGCTCATATTGATGGGGCGCAAGGGGATAATAATTTGATAGGACAAAGAGGTGTAGAACAGATCAGCCTAGAAATGTCTCCACCTTTGCTGGTGTCTTACTATTATTTAAAACCCTTCCTTGAAAAAAAACATCTTTATAATTACAGAGACTGGGTAATGGACTCGGGAGCTTTCTCAGCCCATTCAATGAATGTTAAAATCGACCTACAAAAATACATTGAGACTTGTAAAGAATTATTAGCTACCGACAAAAAGCTTACGGAAGTTTTTTCTCTTGATGTGATTGGTGATCATAAACAATCATTGATTAATACCGAGGAAATGTGGAGGCAGGGTGTTCCAGCAATACCATGTTTTCATGTTGGCGAACCGGAAGAGCTATTAATTTTCTTGGCTAAAACATATCCTAAAATAGCTTTAGGCGGAGCCGTAGGATTCAAGGGCAAAGACCAATGGGCTGCGCAATGCTTTTCTAGGGTCTGGCCAAAAAAAATACATGGATTCGGATATGGGGGAAAGCCTTCTATTATGGCATTACCTTGGCATTCGGTTGATGCTACCAACTGGGAAACCGGGCCATGCAAATTCGGTAGATGGAATGCCTTTGGAAAGCTATCGGTAAGGGGCAGCAAACAAAATTTAAAATCAGAGATATTGTTCTACCGAGCCGTAGAAACAGAGGCTAGAAAAAAATGGGCTGGTGCTATGAAACAACTAGATAATGCAGAAATGACGGTAAGACTTGCCGAATGTGGTACGGGCGTGAGAGAGGGGCGTTTAGCTATTGAAGGGGCGGGGCATATTGTTAAACCAAAAGGGAAACCAAAATGAAAACGGTTCTAATTTACTCGGGTGGCATGGACTCAACAACTTTACTTTACGACCTTATTAACAAAGGCGATGAGGTATTGTGTTTGCTAGTTGATTACAATCAAAGACATAGCACCGAGCTTGATCATGCAGAAAGACAATGTAACAAATTAAGAATCGAATACACAAGGATTCACCTGCCCAATACTAAGGTCTTGATGCAAGGCAGCAGTCAAACGGACAAATCAGTAAAAGTGCCGGAGGGGAATTACGATGAGCCAACCATGAAAGCAACCGTTGTTCCTAATCGCAACATGATCCTTCTGGCATTGGCCGGGGCTTACGCCGTAAGTGTTAAAGCTGATAGGTTAGCTTACGGAGCCCATGCGGGCGACCACACCATTTACCCCGATTGCAGACCGGAATTTGTTGAAGCCATGTCCAAAGCTTTCACGCTTTGCGACTGGCATACCTTAGATTTATACGTGCCTTACTTGCATTTGACCAAGGGGGAGATTTGCAAAATAGGGTTGAAGCTTGGGGTTCCCTATGGGGCGACTTACACCTGCTACAAAGGTTATTTCAAGCCGTGCGGCAAGTGTGGTGCTTGCATGGAGAGGGCAGAGGCGTTTGCCTTTGCAGGCGAGGTTGACCCGTCATGCAAATAACAGTCACTAAAAAATTTCACTTCTACGCAGCACACCGGAACCTAGAAATCGGTGGCAAGTGCGCAAACTTGCACGGTCATCGATACGGGTTAAGTATAACGGTTAAAGAGCCAATGAACGGTTCGGTGTCTATTTTGTTTGAAGATTTACAAAACAAGATCCAACCGTTAGTCGAAGAGCTTGACCATAGCTTGCTGCTAGATGTTCACGACCCTGCGGGGATGGCATTAAAGAGGTCAATGGCTTGCGAAAAAATCTACGCAATGGATAACCCAACATCAGCGGAGAACCTTGCGCTAGACCTGTTTAAACGGGTGGAGAACGCAGGGCTAAACATAACCAAACTAGAATTACAAGAAACCGACTCATCAACAGTAACAGTAACTAAGTAGAGGTAAGCATGAATAAAAAATACCGTATCAATGAAGTGTTTAAAACCATTCAAGGCGAGGGCTATAGGAGTGGAACCGTTAATGTCTTTGTAAGATTTAGCGGTTGCAACTTAACTTGCCGTATGGAACCCGGGGAGAAAAGTATAGGCGGCTTCGACTGTGACACTGAATTTGCTAGCGGTGATTGGTTCACACTTGATCAGCTTGTAAGCTGGATAAAAAAAGAGGCTGGTGATTGCAGGTGGGTTATATTCACGGGCGGGGAACCAGCATTGCAGCTTGACCTTGATTTGGTTGTTGCTTTGCATGATGCAGATTTCTGGCTAGCGATTGAAACTAATGGTTCAATTGATGTGTCGGGGCTTGAGCTTGATTGGATTTGTGTTAGCCCAAAGGTTGCAGAACACGCAGTAAGACAACTAACTGCAAACGAAGTAAAGTACGTAAGAAATTTCGGGCAAGCTATTCCCAAGCCCGCCTGCAAGTCGGACAACCAATTAATAAGCCCCGGTTATGATGGCAGCAACGCCAACCAAAGAAATATTGAGTGGTGTACCAAGCTTGTAATGGACAACCCTACTTGGAGATTGTCGGTTCAATATCACAAATTATGGAAAGTAAGATGATCGAATTATCTTGGTTAGATATTGCGCAGCTATTAAAAAAAGCCCCCCCGGGTAAGCTTTGGGGTGTGCCAAGGGGCGGTGCTATTGTAGCAGGGCTAACCGGCAGGGCGGTTGATAGGGTTGAAGATGCGGACTTTATTGTTGACGATATCATTGACAGCGGGGCTACAAAAATAAGATATCAGTCTTTTAATAAACCTTTTTGGGGATTAGTTAACCCGGGTGATTATAAAGAGTGGGTTAAATTCCCTTGGGAAACTAGCGACCCAACTGCCGATCTTGAAGACACCGTTAAAAGGCAACTGCAATGGATTGGTGAGGACTGTAACAGGGACGGGCTACTCGAAACACCCAAACGGGTTCTTAAAGCTTTAAAAGAAATGACCGTTGGTTATGCCTTAAGCCCAAAAGAAATTTTAAACAAAACTTTTGACGTGCAGCATGACGAGCTAGTTATGCTTAGAAATATCCGGTTTGCTAGTTTATGCGAACATCATTTACTTCCTTTTACCGGCAAAGCTACCGTGGGTTATTTACCCGGGGCTAAAATTGTTGGGCTGTCAAAGCTTGCAAGGTTAGTTCATTGCCATTCTAAACGGTTGCAGGTTCAAGAAAGACTAACGCAAGCAATCGCAAAAGACATTGAAACGCACTTAAAACCCCGAGGAACGGCAGTAGTAATTAAAGCAATTCATCATTGTATGGTATGCCGTGGATTGGAAATGGATGGGGCAGATATGGTAACCTCTGCAATGTATGGGGATTTCCGCACGAATCAACCGTTAAGGGCAGAGTTCCTTACTTTAATGAACACGGTATGACACACATAAAAAGCCATGACAAAACGCCGCTACACCGACAAACAGATTCTTAACGCAGTGAGCCAAAGCAGGGGGCTTGTATTCTTGGCCGCAAAGCATCTTGGCTGCACACCTTCGACCATTCACCACCGAGCGCAAAAGAACCCAAAGATTCGGGAATGTATCGAAGACGAACGGGGCTGGATTTTAGACTTTGCAGAATCAAAATTATTGCAAGCGGTTAAAGGCGGAGAAGCTTGGGCGGTTTGCTTCCTACTTAAAACCCAAGGCAAGGGCCGTGGCTACGTTGAGAGACAAGAAATCAAGGCGGAAGCTAGAGTTGAAATTGTTACCAGTGATGAGGCAATAACCGATGACGAACTTGCAGCTATCATACGACGAGGCATCGGCAAAGTGGTTACGCCGCTATGACGCTCGTCGCTCGTTGCTAGACTTTGCCAGTTACACCATGCACGATTACAACCCCGCTTGGTATCACAAGCTTATTTCGGACACCGTTTCCAGTATGATTCATGGCGACCTACGAAGGCTAGTAATCAGCCTGCCCCCAAGGCATGGAAAAAGCGAGCTAATCAGCCGCCGCTTGCCTGCATACCTTCTAGGCATTGACCCCAACACCAGCATTATTGCTTCCAGTTATTCCGCCGACCTTGCCAGTCGAAACAATCGTGATGTGCAGCGCATCATCGAAACAGATCAGTACCGGGCATTGTTTCCCAAAAGCTACTTGAACGATTCAAACAGCCGTACCGTGGCGGGTTCATGGCTGCGTAATAGCGACCTATTCGAGATTGTTGGCCACAAGGGCGTTTACCGAAGTGCGGGCGTTGGCGGTGGTATTACGGGCATGGGCGGTAAGTGGTTAATTATCGATGACCCAGTTAAAAATCGAGAGGAAGCCGATAGTGCAACCTACCGGCAAGTGAACTGGGATTGGTACACCTCAACCTTTTCAACCCGGCAAGAAGCGGACGCAAGAATCCTTATCGTAATGACCCGCTGGCATAGCGATGATCTAGTAGGCAGACTGCTTGACCTTGCAGGTAATGACCCAAAGGCGGATCAATGGAAGGTGATTAACTTGCCTGCAATCTGCCCTACGCAGGGGGGCGCAGAGTATGACCCACGACAACCGGGCGAACCACTTTGGCCCGAGAAGTTCAGCCTAGAATCGCTTGACAAAATGAAAGCTTCCATTGGCGAATACCAGTGGAGCGCACTTTACCAGCAGCATCCAAGAAGCGGGGGCGGTACTGAGTGGCCCGATGAATACTTTGCCAAGGACATCTGGTTTGACTATTGGCCCAAAACAATAGCCATTAAAACCATAGGCGTTGATCCTTCTAAGGGTGCAGGGGGCAAGCATGGCGACTACAGCGCAATCGTAAAGCTTGGCCGTGATACAGATGGAACTCTTTATTGCGAAGCCGATCTTGCCCGGCGAAGTTCTGAAGCCATCATTGATACCGTGCTTGAAACCCAAGGCGAATTTAGGGCCGATGCAATAGCCTTTGAAACCAACCAGTTTCAAGAATTACTTGCAACCCAATTACAGCAAAAAGCAGCCGTTGCAGGCTATGCAGTACCCTTGGTAAAAGTGGTTAATACGGTCAACAAAAATATCCGTATACGCAGGCTTGGCCCTTACCTAGCGCAAAAGAATATTCGCTTCAAAGCCAACAGCCCCGGCACGAAATTGCTAGTGGATCAGCTTCGAGACTTTCCCGTTTCCGAGTACGATGATGGCCCCGATTCGCTTGAAATGGCCCTGCGTGTTATGATCGAACTTTACAACGGGCGCAAGCAGCGACAACCATCCAGAGGGGTAACGACATGAGCAATAAATGGTGGAATATCTTTGGCGGTACTTCCCAAGCGCAAAAGCTGCGTGAACAACGGGAAGTCCTAATTGA